TTGAGCACCAACTCCACCTGCAAAAGCGTCTCCGCCTGTTTGAGTAGATGATTGCTCAACAACTAGTTGCTTAGCTTGGTTTTCAAGAATCATACTCATATTATTCTTGTTAACTTCGCTATCAAATCCTTCTAAAAGTCCTGTCTTTTCCCACTTGTCTGCTAATCTAGCAGCGTCGCTCTGAACACTTTTCCAGTTGTTCGCTGAGCTTTCTAAAAGTGAATTTAATTGTGACATTTTTAGTTATTTTTTATATTATTAATTTATTTTAAACCAGCCAATTTCTTGAATCTTTCCACCATTGGGTCAGTTTCAATAATTGGTTTTTTAGTGTTAACATTTCCGGATACTCTTGAAGCTGCACCTAAAGATTCTTTAATTGGAGATTTTTTAGTCTTTAAACCTTCGTTTAAAGTTTCATATACCAATTTAGTTTCTTTTACAGTACCTGCTTTATCAAAAGCACCTAATACTTTAACTTTTTGACTTTCTGTCAAAGTTTTTGCTTTAAAAATCTTGTTAGTGTATAACAATTTTGCATTTAGCAAATTAACTTCATTTAAGTCGGAACGTAGAGTGTTGATAACTTCATGAGCTTCATTTAGCTCACTTTCTAAAGCTTCTTTTTCTTTGTAAACTTCAGCTATTGCAGATTCTTCCATTTTTTTCTTTTTGTCTTCTTCTTCTTTAGCTTCTTTTACTTCTTTCTCTTTGTCCATTTTTTCTGAAATTTCAACGTCTACTTCTTCTTCGTCGTCTACTACTTCCATTTCGTCTTCTTCTTCGAAATTATCACCAGCTTCTAACTCGCCAGATTTAACCATATCAGCAATTACGTCTTCAATGAAATCTTTAAGGTCATCATCAGTCATGTCTTCTAAGTCGATTTCTTCATCTTCTTTGTCTTCCATGTCTTTATCAGCATCTTCTTCTCCGTCGAGAAAGCCTTCTTCTTCGGCTCTTGTTCTCTCGTCTTCTGAGATTGGGTCTTCTGATTCTTTAACTTCCTTATCTTCCATTTCTTCGATTTCTGCTAAGATTTCATCTAGATTAATTTCTTCATCTAAATCCTCCTCTTTTATTCTGTCGCGCGTCATTTTTTCAGGTTTATATTCCTTTTCTTTACGCATGTCAGGCTGACCTTTTTTATTGGTTTTTTCAGCTTTCATAGGAGCTTCTTCAAGTGCTTCTTCATCTTCTTCTAATTCCATTTCTTCTAACTTTGTAGCTAACATGGATTTAAGTTGAGGAGTAAAAGCTTCTTCAAGTGCTGCCTTAGCATTTGCGATAGCGGTTTCTTTTACGGTTTTAGCGTCAGCGATAGCTTCTTTGAGAATGTCTCTCTTTGCCATTGTCCTAAAATTTAATTGTTTGGGAAATACGTTTATTTGGAAACGTAATAGAATTTATATTATGTCAATGCTATATGGGATAGCATATTTTACGGTTATACGTATATTGGGAGTCTTGAAGGTCGCCGAGATTACATGTTTTTAATCTCTTCTTCTGATTTTAAATATATATCCCCTTTCCATTCTCCAATAACCCAATCAAGTATGTCTTCACCTCTTAGGATTTCAGATACTTCTTCTTCAGTTGCAGGACCAAATTTATCATGGAATACTAAATGAACTCCTAATTCATTATAGCTAATATCTTTTTGGTCTAAAACTGCCATGGCTTTGTTCATAGCATCTTCTTTTGAAAATCTAAATAAAAAACCAGTAGGTTCTTCCGCTTCTTTTATAAGCTTGTTTTCAGCTAAATATTTTCTTAAATCAAAATCTTCCATGATTAAAATATTGGGCAATTGCCGTTTGCACATAGTATTTCTGTTACTATGCTATTTGCTTTTGCGTATTGGTTAAGATTATTTTCTTTACCTTCTCTTAATGTCATAAATGAACCTGGGTTAGATGGTGTTGAAACAAAATCCCAACATAACAATTCAAAATCATCTTGTACTTCCATTAAATCACCTTTTTGTTCTAGTGAACCCATTCCTCTGGATGATACACCTACTGAAATACCATTGTCTATGAGTGCTTTTAAAATATTTCCTGATGGTGTAGGTAATATTTCTATTGTACCCATTATGTTTTTACCATCCCAACTTATGTCTTTAACATTATGCGAAACATTTTTTAAGTTAATTACTTGAGATTCAGGGTGATCTAATTCTCCTGTTGCTCTGTTTTGGTCAACTAATTCCATGTACTTATCTATTTCTCTTCTCCATAGGTCTTCAGAGTAGTATCTACCATTACCATTTTCAACTTCACAAGTTGCTAATATACCCGTTACTAAAGGATTACCTCTTTCAGACATTTTACCTTCTGATAATAAACCTTTAGATGGTTTAAATAGCTGTGTTTCTATAAGTACTTGTTTCATTTTAGTCTCCCATTTTAAGCCCTAAATGTTGCTCTATAAAATCACATATTTCTTTTATTGACATACCTGCATCATATGCCGCTTCAGCCGCATTTGCTAATCTTTCAATATGCATAGGAGCTTCATCTTCTTCTAAACCTATTTTTTCTAATTCTTCAGCTCCTTTTTTTAATTTAGAGCTCATTGGTTCTTCTTCATTTAAACCATAAAAATCCATATAGTTTTGAGAAGAAAATCCTCCACCTGCTACTAAACCACCTGCTATTGCTATTTCATTAACCGGTTCTTTATTTTCTTTTAGATTACCATATCCAGAAGATTTATATTTACCTTTAGGTTCATCTGTTGGTCCTAAACTTGGGGCATCATCTGTATAACCAATGTCTTCTCCAAATTGTCCTGTTTTAGTATAGTATATAGGGTCTTTAGCTAAGTTTTTAAATACTATATCTTTAATTTCGTCTATTGTTTTATCAGCATTTTTTTCTTGTTTCATTTCATAGTAGTATCCCATTTGAATTTGACCAAAAATCATGTTGTTAGGATCTTTTTCATCTTTATAATCATAATTTTTAGCAGCATCTTCTTCTACTTCTTTAGATACTTTTTTCTCTTCAGCTTTTGCTTCTGCTTCTTGTAGAAATTTAGCAAATGCAGTTTCATATGATTCTTTTTTTCTTTCTAATGGATTACCTATCATAGGCATACCTACAAAATTTTCTGAGATGATATTCTTTTGTTTAAGGATAGTTGTTGCTTCCTTAAATGTAGAATTATTTTTAAGTAAATTAGGGAATTTTGCTTTTGCTTCTTTAAGAAAGACTCCCTTATGGCCTTTACCTTCTTTAATTAATCTATATTGATTGGCTAATGTCTTCATTTCCTGCTTTTATTTGTTCTATAATATCATTTAATTCTGTTAGTATTGCATCCGTTGGGTATTTTATTCCATATGAACCCGGGTTTTCGTTGTAATACTCAGCTGTTCTATTTTTTGCATTTGATAACATTGGAAGAATTGTTTCTATTGTTTTTTCAATATCATCAAAAGCTTTAATTCTGTTTTCTTGGAAGTCATTATATTCAAATAACTTCTTTATATCGTAAGATTTAGGCTTGATTTTAGGTACAGGCTTATATCCTAGTTTATAGTAATAAATACTGGGGGATTTTTTACCTTTCTTCCTAAATGCAAAAGGTGTTGCATACTGTGCACCTTCTCCACCTGCAAATGCATCCCCTCCAGTTGCTGTAGATGATTGTTCTTTTAATCTTGATACACGCTCATATTCTTCGGGGTAGTTTTTTCTAACATGTGTTCTAAATGCATTAAATAATTTTGTTATATTTTCAGCAAATTTATCTATTGTAGTATCATCTTTAGCTTTACCCGTTTTTTCTAATGTATTTAAAAATTCTTTAGCTTGTTGTAAAGCATTGTAAGTTGATGAAAAATTAGCTACATTTTCAACATCATATGTAATAGCTCCAGTTTCAGGATCAACATCGGATACTGTTGTTTTTACACCTTTTTTTATATCAGTGTCGCCTACCTCTATTTCTTTAAGCTTGAACCTGTACATTTTTTACTTCTTGTATTAAATCGTAGTATTGTAACAGGTTAGTTAAATCATCATCCTTAACTTTAGATGTTTTATCTAATGTAGGAAGCATTTTAATTACTTCTTCTATTTTGATTTTAGTAACTTTATCTGTTACTTTAGTATTTAGTTCTTCTAAAGTAGTTTTAATTTCATTTACCTTAGAATTATAAAATTCTTTTAATCTAGGTGTATTATCTATTGATGTGATAAGTTCTTTAAGAATTTCTTTTTGTGGTTCTAATAATGTATCGTACTTATCATTAAATTTTTCAAGTAATACCTTATATGTTAATGTTCTTAAAGTTTTATCGTATTTTTGAAATTCGTCTACTACAGTTTCTTTTTGTTCTTTAACTACAGGTTTTTCAGATAAATGTTCTAATATAGTAAGTTTATTGTTTATTTCTAATTTAGGATTAGAAAATTCCTTAGTTGCTTTAATTTCAGTTAGCATATAAAAAGCAGCCTGGATTTTGTAATTTGGTAACTTATGTCTAAAAAATTTAGTTACATCATAGTATTTTTTAATTTCACTAATTAAATTATATTTTTGTCTTTTTAGGGCACCTCTATTTAGATTAGATGAGGTTTCTAATAGTGAATTTAAAATTAAATTAGCTTTTGCTTCAGATACTGTAGTATGTTTAGCTAATTGTTCGTATAACTTATATTCCCTTCCTAATTCGGTTTTGACAAAATATTCCTTTAGTATTTTTCTTGCCGGGGAATCTATACCATCTAAAGTATCAGCAGTAATTTGACGTACTAATAATTCAAAAAGAATACCAGAATTTTTGTACTTTGAATGTTTTATGTTCATTCTTCGCAGTTTGGTTTATTTATAAATATATAAAAATATTTTATTCGTGTAATTGTGATTCATCTAAAAGTCCATTTCCTTTTTTTTCCTGTTCAAAAACAAGTTTTTTTCCTACTTTTTTAGGACCCGGTACTTTTTTTAACATATTTTTATGTTCCATTGCTAATGGAGAACCACCTCTAAATTTAGGTCTTAATTTACTAGATTCATTATCATCATTTTTCATACCTTTTCTACCTAATGGATCTTTTCCAAATGCATTTTCTTGTTTACCTCGATTAGTATTTGATTCTTTTTTTCTACCTAATGGTAATTTTTCATTATATCCATCTGGTACATTAGCTGGGTCTGATTGGGTTCTACCCATTCCATATAGTGAAGCTAGATCATGTGGCGTACCATAAGATTTACCTGTTTCTAATGGATCATTACCTTCTGCTTCTATTTGGGCTAATCTAAAATTACGTTTTTGGTCTTGTTGTACTAAATCTCTATACTCATCATATTCATCTGCACTAAAGTGGAATATATTTTCATATATCCAATCTGTAGGTATAATTTTACTATCAATCATAGATTGAGCTAATGTCATTTTTTCTGTCATTAATGCTACTCTTTCTTGATCGTATATAATTGATGGTGTAGTTAAACCTAATTCAAAATTAGTTAAATTTTCATCTTTGTAACCTTGAGTGTATAAATGTACTAATGCTATTTTTTGTAATTCAGATACCATTATTCTTTGGATTCTTTCTATTGTACGAGCAAATCTAATATCTTGTGCTGCCAGTGTAGCTTTACCTTCAACTCCCTCTTCATACCCAATAAATGCTTTAGGAACTTTTAAAGCTGCAAATAATTTATCTCTTAAATATTCTACATCTGCTATACCATCATATTGTAATCCAGGTGTAGTATCTATTTTAGTAGCTGTGTCATTACCTCTAATTGGGATATAAAAATCTTCTAACATGTTTTGCATGTTATATCTTAAATTATATTCACCCGTTTTTTCATCCATATATGGAGTTCTTTTCATTTTAGAAATAGTTTTTTGCATAAAGTTTTCTATTTCATTAGGTGGAATATTTCCCACGTTGATGTAAAATATTCGCTTTTCTGGTGCTCTTACTATACGATGTATTAACATCGCATCCTCCATTAGTGTGTATTGTTTAAATAGTTTACGTGCTGGTTCTATATAAGATCTACCATATGGGAGAAAATTAGTATCAGTAAGTAACCTAAAATGAGCCATTTCATAATTATCAAAAACAATATCTTTACCACTAACATTATTTGTAGTAGGAACATTGTAATAACCATATCCTCCCGCTGAAACACCTTCTGGATTCATGATATATTTTATGTCAGCTGGATTATCGGGATCACTTCCTTCTAATCTTTCAATATGATATGCGTTATAAGGTATAACATTATAAACACCAAATTTTTCTGCTATTTCTAATTTTAAGAAAAAATCTCCGTATTTACACATGTTTCTAACCCAAGGCCATAGATTAAATTCTATATTTAAAACATCGTAAAATAAATTATATAATATTTTTTGTATATTTTCATCAGATGATCTAATAGATAATACTTCACCCATATCATTTTTAAGTGTAGACTCATCTGCTATAACATCAAGTGCAGAAGCTATGATAGCATCTGTATCCATAGCATCATATTCTGAGTATAACTGGGGTCTTAATGTTTGGTAGTTAAAATTTCCTCACTCTCC